TGCCCGGTGCGTAAGACAAATTGCCATAGCCTTGAGCTGCAATTGTTGGGCCGTATTTAATAATGGCTGCGTCGGTGGGACGGCCCATATCGCCGCCAGACGATTTAGCTAAGTCGTACACGGCGTCGTAACCGCCGGCTGCATTAAATTCCGAAGTGGGGACTCCAGTCAGCATTGACCGGTGGATCATGTCCAGCGCTTGTGATGGCGTTAGTGCGGCCATAATTGATTCTCCTTAAATTCCTGATCCAGCGACCAGCTTGAGTCTTTGCTCTGCAGCGAAGAGCTCCTTCTTGCCGCGCTCTTTGATGGCCGTATCGGCCAACTTCGCTTTGATCTGCTCAAGCGTCATGTTCTGGTTGTTGGAGAGCTTGAGCATCTCGATCTCGCGTGTCATCTGTAGCTCTGCCATGCGCATCTGGGCTTGTTGCTGCGCGATCTGCTGTCGCGTTTGAAGCTCCATCATGTCGCTCTGGTTTTGCACCTTGGCCTGCTCCATGCTGGACTGCGCTCTGATCTGCGCGGCCATGAGCCTTGGGTCTTGCTGCTGGCCTTGCTGGGCGGCTTGCTTTTGCTGCTCTCTGATCTGCTCGATCTCTTCGTCAGACTTGAACACCTCAGCGGGGTCAATGTGCTGCGCCTGCAATGCTTTTTCAAACAACTTCTTGGTGTCCAAATACACACCGTAAATTGGATTGGCACCAGCAGCCAGAAGATTCAAGAAGCTCTGGTTCTGAATGTCTCGCACGATCAGCGCGCTTGAGCCACGCGCATCGATGGTGAAGTCGCCCTTAACTTCCTCATCCTCGTTGTACATCATGTTGTAGTCGTAGTAACGCTTGATGTGCGGCTTGGTGATCATGTCGTCAAACTGCTTGACCAAGCGGCGAAGGACAACGTTACTGTTGTTCATCAACATCTGCATGCCGCCCACTGTGTCCGGTGCACTGCCCTTCTCTCCCTGCATCAGCATGGGCACACCCGTCTCTTGGTCAGCTAATTCCGCGGCCATCTTGATGATGGCTGAGAGCTCTGCCTGGTGCGAGTTGAACTCGAACGTCGTGAATGCTTTACGCACGTCGTCAACGTCGTCACTTGCGTACCAAATCTTTCGACTACTGAGCTGCCACTGCTTGTCTGCTGGCTGTATAGTGCCAGCCTTGATAACGATCTGCGGGCCGCTTGATACCCCAGCGTTGTCCATCATCTGCCTCCATGCGGCGTTCAACACCTTCTGCTGTGCACGCATCAAGTACGGTATCCCATAGCCCCAACAACTGCCAGAGACCTTTTCCCAAACGAAGAAGTCGTAAGGAATGTCACCGTTCTCGATCGGATTTAAAAACGCTTTGACCACCGTGGAGTTGATCACCACCACGCAGGCGCTGATGGTTTTAAGCTCATCGTCTTCTGTATCGATTCCCTCAACACCCGAGGCCATCAAGTCCTCTTTGTCGATCTCGCCCCAGTATTCCCACACATCAAAGGTTGCCTTGGTCTGATCGCGCTCGGTCTCGTCGCGCAGCTCTTCTAGCGTGGCGCTGCGCTGAGGGCCTTCTTCCAGCACTTTGCGCAATTGATCCTTCATGTAGCCAGGCTGCTTTGCAAGGTCACGCACTTGCTTAGTAGTCATCTGTGTGCGTTCGTAAATGCCCTTACCGTCATGGATATCTTCACCTGCTGCTGGATCAGGCCAGCAGTTTCGGGGGTCAACCCGAAAGCTTGCCGGGTCGATCTCTTGCACCATGGCGACTTGGTGAACCGTCTCGCCGTAACCATCCGTCATGGGTTGCCAGGCTTTGCGCATGCGGTTTGTGACCACCGGGCCTTTGATCACACCCGTGCCAAGTACAGCCGCGTCGTGCATCACTTTGCGTATCTCTCCGTTGTACTCCGCTTCAACAAGCTGGTCGTCAATCGCACGCTGCATTGCATCAGCCCTTTCGCGTGCCATCTCCATCATGTTTCTTGCAATGTCCTTGTGCGCCATGGGCTGGCCCGTTTTGGGGTCTACCATCTGCTGGCCTGTTGCTGGATCAATCGCAGGCTGAGTGCTCTTTGTCATGCCCATCATCTTGGGATCGGGCGTTGGCTGGATACCCCAGTTGCGGTCGTCTGTTGGAAGCAAGATATCGGACAGACGCGCCTCAGCACTGTTCGTCTTTTGACGGGTCATGCCAATAAACACGGTTGACCTATGAGGCTTGGAGTAGTTCACCGTAACGGGGTAACCCTGCTCGACACTCGTCATCATCTGACTTGCTGCGCGGTTCACGTTGTCCTTGGCGTTGTACTGGTCCTCGTCATCTAACCAACGCTTGTCGATGCCGTAGCTTGCGCGGCTTCTGATCCACTCATCTCGCTGTTGAGACAAGCCAGATCCAAATGCCTGCAGGCGGTCCTCGTCCCTTTGCTGTGCCAGATCTGGGTCGCTGATTTCAATCTCTGCTTGTGGTTGGTTGGGAAAGTCCATGTTCATCCTAGTACCCAGCTACTGGGTCAAATACGCCGAACTCGACCACGGGCATCGCCATATGCGAACGCCTGCTAGAGGCTTCTTCTTGTGTCTTGGCTTTGCGACGCATCATCATTGCGTAGCGAGTTGCAGCCATCAGGTCATCACCCGACTTGACGATCAAGCCTTCTTTGCGGTGGTAGAGCCTGAACTCTTCAAACCAATCATCAAGGTGTGAAAACACTCTGATGCGCATGGTCTGCATCCTGGCCAACATCTCACTCACGCCAGCTTCTAAGCCGTTGCTGCCGTCTTCAAATGTGGCTCTCTGGGGCAACATGTTCACCCCGGCATTCTTGTACTGTTGGGCTAATTGCTCACCTGAACCCTTGTCATGCTGCAACCCATCGTGTGGCCATGCAACTGGGCACCACTCGCCTCTACCGCGAATGGCGGCAGCATGGATTGGCACACTGGCTTCCTTTTGCCTGTAGCAGTCTGTGACATACAAAGTGTCTGTGTCTCTGTCCCAAGCAAGCCAAACGGCTGCTGTGGGGTGACCCCATCCAAAGTCAAGGCCAACAATCCGTGGCCAATATGCTGGAATTGGGAAGGGGCTAACTTTGATAGCTGACTCAGCTACTGGGAAAACTCGGCCAGAGCCCATGACTGGTATGCCCTTGGCCCTAGCTTCCCGTTCATGCTCTGGGTAACTTGCGATGATCGATTTCCGTTCCGCTTCTGAGTAGTGCTCAGCGTCATCGATCGTCATCGTGGTGGTAATGGCGCTCTCTGGCTTTTCAATCAGGAACCGTTTAACCACATCCGACATACCCAGTAGCGGCGTGAAGGTTACGAACACCATGCCGCCTGTGGCCTGAGTTCGAGTCAAGCCCTCTGAGTAAATTGTCAGCGGTGGCTCTTCGTCAAACCATACGCCATCAACAGTGTCAGCTTGCCACTTGCTTCGGCCTTGGTCATAGCTGTTGAACTGGATCACGCTATCTTCACCATTGATGTGCTTCACCACGGCTGAACTGATCGCATCTGGCACACCAGGGCGCATGCTTGTGTCTTTGAGTAGCTCAAAGGGAATAGCACCTGTGCCCCACTCCTCTCGAATCTCCGGTGGGCCAATCAGCAGTCGCTGCACACCCTTCCTGGTTAACTCAGCAGACTCGGAACCAACTAGCCATCTGGTTGCATGCTGGTAGCGCCGGCCCTGCCACCAGTCTGGATAGAGTCCAGTTGCATGCATAGCAACCTCAAATGCACCTGCCCAGGTCTTGCCAAGCTGGTTACCGGCCATGAACAACCGCTCTCGGAAGGAGCCGGTGTGGTGAAAATCTTTTTGCTTTGTGTAGGGCTTGTAATTGGCTAACCGGTCTCTTTTGAATCTCAGATTTTTGAGACGCATCAACTCGTAGAGTTCACGCTTCTCGTCTTCGTTCAAAGCTGCCAGATTCACACTAAAGCCTTTGCCATGAGAGCTTGCAACCTTTGATCGAGCTGGTCGTTGCTAAGCTCCAGGTGGCCGGAGACCCTCATCTCGACGGCCTTAAGTTTTGGCTGCGTGTAGCTCAAAAGCTCGTTCAGTACCCTGAGCTTGGTGTCGTTGTCCACGGCATCCACCATCATGTGTCTACCATCCTGGTCAAGAACTGGCTGGCCAGATCGATCAGTCACCATCACTTTGGCCTTAAGGATTCTGATCATCTCAACGGTGGGATCAAGCCCCTCGTCA